GACATCATCCGCGGACTTCACGTCTACGGCTCGAAGGTCGTTCAGGCCACCGCTGTTCAGTACATCACCGCCACGGCCTAGTCCGTACCGCAGTTTTTACAGTGGGGTCGGGCTTCGGCTCGGCCCCACTTTCTGCATTACTACCCTCGAACGGAGCCTCATGAACTGGACAACCCCCCAAGACATCCGCGAACGTTGGATTGGTGACGATATCCCGACCAATGACCAACTACTCCGCGCACTAATCCAAGACGCTGAGGCCATCATTCTCTCGACGTACCCAGCCATTCAGGCTCGCGTGACGGCTGGCAAACTCTCCGCCGCCATCATCACTTTCGTAACTACGCGCATGGTCACTCGCGTACTCCGCAACCCCGACAACGCCACCTACTCATCCCAGACCACCGGCCCATTCACCTCAGCCAAGAATGTTGGCGATGTCGATCTATGGATGACCCCCGACGAAGAGGAGATGCTTTCTCCAATCGTCCCTGGCAAGGCTTTCTCCGTGGACCTCGCCCCCTACGCCGGAATCGGTATTGGCAACCTCATCATGACGGGCAATGGCTACGAGGAAGGCGCTCCCTACCTGCCACCGCTACATCAACCAGGCTGTGGCTGTGAGAGCTGCGCCTACTCGCGTGGCACGCTAAATAACATGCCCTACCCCTACACCGAACTTGAGGACTAGTCATGGGTGAGACCATCACCATCACCAGGTCGACGGCCCTCTCCACCGATGCATTCGGGAATCCGACCTATACGACCTCAACGGTCACGGTCGACAATGTTCTGGTGGGCTGGAACTCTCAGGGAACCAACTCAGAGGCCGCTAGAACGCCCTCAGACGCCACCATTACCCTTTACCTAACCTCTGCCCTAGTCACTTACCCGAATGACCTATTTACGGTCCGTGGGAGCGACTGGCTCTTCGACGGTCAACAGGACTGGACTAAGCCCTATGGCGGTGCCGTCGGTACGGTAATCCACCTCCGTCAGCGCCGTGGCTAAGACTCGCGTCGAGTGGCATGAGGAAGGGCTAATTGACGTTATGGATCAGCTCGGTATGCGCTCCATCCTGACGGACGCTGGCCAGAAGGTCGCCGATGAGATGGCCGCTACGGCTACCGTGGCCGACAATGGCCCAGGCGGAACAATCGACGGGTACTCCGACGCAGGTTTTAGCGTGATCTACGAACCACGCGGCCGCCGTCCTCGAGTGGTCGTCAAGTCCAACGCTCCAGGGGATGTCGCAGTTGCGGCAGGATTCAACTACTACCACAAGACCGGCCAACTTCATATGCTGGCCGCGCTTTACAAGTTCATCATTGGAGGCCGCTAATGCCCGTCAAGTACAACGACATCGAAAAGGATTTAGTTGCCTACATCGTGGCTGGACTCGCCGACGCTACGGTCCGAGTGGGAACCATAAAACTCCCGGCGGCTAAAACCGAACCGGCCAAGCAAGTCGTCATCTCAGCCACGCTAGGGACCGAAACCGAACTAATGCTACGATACGGACAGGTCGTAATTGACATTTATGCCAATGACTACGCCACCGCTTCGGACCTTGCCTATAAAGTCGAGTCCTTGGTAAGGCGAGCCACCGGTACGAATATCAAGCACGTTACGGTACAAACTGGTCCGGTTCGTCTAGGTGACGACTCAGGCCAAGAGCGCCGGTCACTATCCGCTGAAGTCGTGGTCAAGGCCACAGACATCTAACCAAAGGAACCAATATGGCACTAACCGCCGGAAACGTAGTAGTCGGAATCTCAGGAACGGTCTATGCCGCTGCTACCTCCGCTACCGCCCCCACCTCCGCTAGCTCAGCCCTCACCGGCTTCACCGATCTCGGTTACGTCCACTCGGACGGAGTCGTAGTTACCCCTAGCCGGAACACGGCCCAGATCCGTTCATGGCAGAACGCCGACCTCGTTCGCGAAGTCGTTACCGAATCTGACCTCTCCTACAAGTTCACACTCCTCGAGATGACCGCAGCTGTCGCCACTCAGTACTTCGGTACGGCCCCAGCCTCGAACAAGGTCACTTGGTCCCCTGGCACTACCGGTGGTAAGCAGTCATTCGTTATTGACATGGTCGACGGCTCTAAGACCGTTCGCCATTACATCCCCGTGGGCGAAGTAATGAAGATTGAGCCCCTCAACATTAAGAACGGTGAAGCCCTTTCTTTCGGCGTAACGATTTCGGCCTACGTCACCTCCGGCCGCGCTGCCGACGTTTTCTTCTCCTCTATTAGTTAATCTGCGGCTAATACTCCTGGTGTAAAGTTTCTGCACCAGGAGTAGGAGCCAAGATGGATAAGAAAGAACCTCAGGATCACAAGACGGCCACTGGCCCCGTGACCTTTAAGACCTCGGCAGGGAAACTAACCCTTCCACACCCGACCTCGATTCCCTCAGGAGTTATTCGCCGCACTCGCAAAATGGAGGACGCGGTAGATCAGTTCTTTGGTCTGCTCGAGGGTATCTTCGGCGAGGACTCTGACGAAATGACCCTCTGCGACAAGCTCACGATGGAAGAGCTAGGCAGTCTCTTTACCGAATGGATGCAAGGGGCCTCCCTGGGGGAATCCTCTGGCTCTTCGATCTAATCGAAAGAGCCCGACCCGAACTCAGTTATGACCTTCGGCACTTTCTCCAAATCTCGATTAACGACCTAGGTCACTCCGTCCCTTACCGAGAGGCAATCGACCTGATTGCTATGATGAGAAGGAATCCAACGTCCTTCGTTCACGCGTCAGAGGAAGGGTGGTCATTCCCCGTTAGTTTCGAGTGGATTGTGCTAAAGCACACCTTCGACCTACTGGCGAAAGTCAACTCGGAATCTGCACCGCCTGGATACCCGGCTCCGTGGGATAACGCTGACAAACCAAAGCCCATGTCCAGGGAAGCGGTCGAGGCAGCACTCCGCAAGATGAACCCCGAAAGGCAGACGAATGGCTGAAAGAGCTCTGGCAACGGCCTATGTCACCATCGTTCCCTCATTCAAGGGCTTCGAGACTGAGTTCGATAAAGGTGTCGGAACCAAGATGGGCGGCCTTGGTCGCAGCTCAGGCGACAACTTCTCCAAGGGCTTCGGATCATCTCTTTCCAAGATTAAGAACGTATTCATGGGCGCTGTTGTGGGTGGCGCTGTCGCCAACTTCACTAAAGACCTAATCGCCGCCGGTGAGGCTGAAGTCTCATCGAACCGCAAACTCGAGAACGTCACGAAGTCAATGGGTCTGTTCGGGGACCATGCTGGAGATGTTGCAAAGCGCCTGGAGGACCTTTCAGGAACTCAGCAACTTCAACTCGGTGTCGACGACGACACCATTAAGTCGACTCAACTTAAGTTGCTGACCTTTGCCAACCTGGCTAAGACCGCTGGCAAGGCTGGTGGAATGTTTGATCGTGCAAGCCTTGCAGCTCAGGACCTAGCCGCCGCTGGCTTTGGGTCCGCTGAGACTAACGCCGTCCAACTGGGTAAGGCACTCCAGGACCCCGTCAAGGGAATCACCGCCCTAGCGCGATCTGGCGTGACCTTCACCGATCAAGAGAAAATCAAGATTGAGAACCTAGTCAAATCAGGGAAACTGCTCGACGCGCAAAACATGGTCCTTGGTGCTATCGAAACTCAGGTCGGTGGAACGGCCGCTGCCGGTGTAACGGCCTCAGACAAGATGAAGCAAGGCTTTAATCAGATCAAGGAAACCCTAGGACTTGCACTGCTTCCGACCTTTAACAAGATTGGCGACTACATCTCGACAAAGTTAATTCCCTATATCAAGGATTTCATCGAGCGATTCAAGGAAGGCAAGACCAAGCTAAACCCCGTGTTCGATGCCATCAAGGGTTTCGTTGGATTCATGATTACCTACAAAAATTTTCTTTTGCCTATTGTCGCTGGCATCGTGGCAGTGGTGGCGGCCTTTAAGATTTACCAGGGGATAATGGCGATTGTAACGGCGGTAACTACGGTGGCAACCGGAGTCCAGGCAGCGTTTAACTTTGTGCTGGACGCTAACCCCATCGGCCTAATCGTTCTCGCAATCGCCGCTCTAATCGGCGGTCTAGTTCTGTTTTTTACCAAAACCAAGATTGGTAAGGCAATTTTCGCTGATTTCGTCGCTGGTGTGAAATTAGGTTTTGAGTTCATTAAGGGATTGGCAATCGACTTCGCTAACGTCTTCGTAGACGGCCTTAACCTCATCATTCACGGAATCAACCTATTCATTCGCGCCTGGAACATGGTCCCTGGACACACCGATATCAAGACCATTGGCACCATCGGCAATATCGACGGCGGCCTAACCTTGACGAACAATCCCCTAACGCCGCAGCTCACGACTCCGAAGGCAACCACCGGAGCGCAGCAGGCTCAGCATCGAGGAACCGGTAACACGCTGATCTATAACGCTGCACCTAATCAGTCGATTGACTCCCATAAGGATTTAACCAAGGCGATAGATATCAGTAGAACTAAGGGATTTAAGTAATGGCCCTCTCAATGACTCTGACCGGTACCAACGGCGACACCATCTCATTCGATGACGATAACTACGTCCCCCAGATAGGGCTACGGGGGTTCGGCATTCCATCGCCCATACTTCGTATCGACCCCAGCGCCTCCAACGGTGGAACTTTTAGGTTCTCAAAGCGTGACGTGCGCGAAATTAACCTTCCCTTAATGATTCTCGGGGAATCTCGCGAAGAGACAGAGACCAAACTTCGGCGGCTCTCCTACATCCTTCGGGATAAGGCAACCCTTGCTGTGACTTATGAGAATGATGAGACTTGGACGCTCGATGTCTACCTGGCCGGTGGCGGCGAGACTCAGTTCGGATCAACGGGTACTGACCACTTCTGCCAATGGGACCTAATCCTTCAGGCCCCCCAGCCTTTCTGGCAATCCACCGCTCCATTCTCCGTCTCTATCGTCTCGAGCTCAGTCACTCGAGGACTGCTTGCTGGCTCCTCCCCTAAGTCGCTGGCCTTTCTCCGAGTCAAGTCCTCGCAGGCTTTCGGTACGGTCACAGTCACGAACACGGGTGATGTCAATGCTCCGGCTGTATGGACAATCAAAGGGCCATCGACCCTCACAACCATTCAACTCAATGGAGTTGGCTTTACCTTTAACGACACCATCACCTCAGCGACGACCATCACCATCGACTGCGAAGCCGGAACGGTTAAAGACCAGACCGGCGCTAACCGGTACTCCGGCCTAGGCACCGCGCCCAAACTGTTCTCTATTCCACCTGGCGACCAGACCCTCACGGTCTCAGTAACCAGTGCTACATCGGATACCAAGGTAACGGGCACGTTCTCGTCGAGGCGTGAGGTCCTGCACTAGTGCAGCTCAGCGAACTCATCGTCGAAGTCAGAAACTCTAGTTATGACCGAGTCGGGCTGATAACGGCCGCCGATCTAGTGGGTGCTAAGTTCCTCCTCCGGTTTAACAACATCGGGGCGTGGAACGTATCGCTTCGTGGGGACTCACCGATTGCAGCTCTACTCCGAGCCGGGGGCGCTGGCATTATCGTCACGGGTCCAGCCGGAACCATCATCTCCGGTCCAACTACTTCGGCCACACTTAAGCAATCTCAAGATGACCCTGTTGGCGTATGGGATATAAGCGGCGTGGACGACACCGTCATCCTTAATGAGCGCCTGGCGTACCCTGACCCCTTCCACTCAGACGTAACGGCCCAAACCAACAAATACGACTCAGTCGGTGGCCGGAACTCAACGGTGATCTATGGATTCATCGACCGGAACATCGGACCTAGCGCACCGGCCGCACGAAAGATAACGAATCTCACCCTTACGGCAGACACTATCTTCGGGTCGACGGTAGGAATCGACGCGCGTTTCGAGAGCCTCGGTCAGATTGTCCGCAAACTGGCCCAGATTGACCGCCTGGGCTTCAAGATTATGCAGGTGGGGACTAACCTCGTTTTTACCGTTTTTCAGCCTCAGGACCTCTCAGCGTCTATCCGCATGGACATCGCCAATAACCGTCTTGAGTCCTCGGAATATACCTACACCGCTCCAGGCGTAACGCGAGCCATCGTGGCCGGTCAGGGTGAGGGGATAGATCGCACTCTGGTCGAGGTCGTTACGTCAAACTCCACGGCTGCAGAATCCACCTGGGGACGGCGCATCGAGCAGTTCGTGGATGGGCGCTCGAGTAACGATGCCGTCAATCTGGCCGACATTGGAACGGCAGTCCTAAACGAAAACGGCTTTACCATCTCAGCCATCTCGGTCACTCCTCGAGACATCGACACCATGCGCTACCAACTGGACTGGAACCTGGGCGACACCGTGGCCGTAGTGGTCAATTCGGATACCATTACGCAAATCGTCCAGGAAGTCGGAATCTCTATTGAGGCTGACGGCGTCCGAATTATCGCGACCGTTGGCTACCCTCAGGCGCTAGTCGAATGAACCTAGAACAACGAATATCCAACCTCGAGCGAAACGCTCCAGCGCCGGTACCAGGTAACCTCACGCTAGGCCGGATTGAACTAGTGAACACGACCTCGACGCAATCCATCGCGAACATTACGGCCACCACAATCGGGAACGGAACCGGATCAACGGCCTGGACGGTAGTCGAAAACCTAGGCGGAATCTTCACCCACTCCCTCGGTCGACTGACCGTAAGCGCAGCTGGTCGCTATGCAATCTGGGGGAATGTTCGCTGGGATACGAACGCGACAAACCGGCGACTCCTGACGATCACTAAAAACGCTGGGGGAACTCTGGTCGACCTAAGTGGAGTTGTTTTGCAGGCCGTAATCTCAACTCGACTAGCGGTTTCTATTACTTCGGTAAGATTGTTGGCGAACGATACGCTAGACCTAATGGTCTATCAGGATTCGGGCTCTGCTCGAACTCTTGCCGCGCAAACTAGCACCCCGTTTAACTTCGTCGTCGAATATTTAGGAGCCTAAAATGACGCAAACTTCATGGCCTTTTGAGAATGCAGATACTACCGAGACTCAGTACTCGTATCTCTTTGATCGCCTCAAGACCTCGGGCGTGGCTGGATTCCCTAATGACACGGCGCTTCAGGTAACGGCTCCAGGCGGAACCATGACAGTCACGACGGCAGCAGGCTTCGCCATCGTGCGCGGCTTCATGTACTACTCGGACGCGGTCGTAACCAATACCATCAGCGCCTCGAGCAGCAACCCCCGTATCGACCTCGTCATCCTGCGCCTCGATCCATCCGCTAACACCATCGTTCAGGCAGTTCTGACTGGTACCCCTGCGGCATCCCCTTCGGCCCCAGCTCTGACCCAGACCACGACCGGCATCTACGAAATCGAGATTGGTCGCGTAACCGTTCCAGCCCTCGCCACGTCTATTGCTTCGGGCAACGTCAAAGACACCCGAAACTGCCTTAGCCACGGCGTAGGAATATGGACCACGGACCAGCGTCCTACCTCACCTACCCTCGGCCGTCTTGGCTGGTCGACGACTAACCAGGTGCTCGAAGTATGGAACGGATCAGCATGGAAAGAAGCGGCTCCGAACAACATCAACGCCACGACCATCACTAGCGGAATCCTGCCATATCAGCGCATTGGAACCTCTATCGACGCTGGCGAACTTCTAGCACTCGATCCATCAACACTCCTGATTGTTGGCGTTCGCCCCCCACAAATGGCACAAAACTTTACCAACAATCCCACCGTGGGCTCTACCTATACGACCACCGGCGCTGACGTAACGGTCACTGGTAATACTCAATATCAAGTGACTTTCACGGCCTTTGTCAAGGACACCGACACAAACGCCTGCACCTTCTTTGCCAAACTAACTATCGGTGGAACGCCTTACGAGTACGCGACATATATCCCTGCGAACGCACCTGGACAAGTGACGGCTACGCGCTATTTCTATACAACCGACACGGCCTCTACGGCTATTACGACAAGAGTCAAGGCTTCCGCTGGATCACGAAACGTCGACACCTCCACCGTCGTTATTGGAATGAACTAATGCCTGGTAAAGACGTTCGAGAACTCATCGCCCAATGGGGCCTCTGGGCCATCAAGAATCACAAGAAGTTTCACTACGCCCAGATTCGCCCCGTCTCGTACGCGCTAACGGACAATATGACGATGGATTGCTCGACTTTTGTTTCGTGGTGCTACCGACAGGCAGGTGCTGGCGACCCACACGGTCCGGCCTTTCACTACAACGGACGTGGCTACACCGGAACCCTCATCGCTAACGGTAAGCGCATCTCGAAGGTCATGGCTCGCCCTGGCGACATTGTGATCTATGGCGCTGGAACGGGCGATCACGCAGCTCTAATCGTCGGTGCTGGATTCGACCCACTGACCGCCTCGATGGGTCAAGAAGGCGACCCTTCGTTCTGTCGAGTGAGCCAAGACGGCCGCCCAGCTCGTTTCTACCGCTATGACACTACGCAAAAGTGGCCAAGTACCCAACCTCCTAAGCCATGATTCTCGCCACTATCACCTCGGTTATTTCTGCTCTCGTTGGCCTCACTGTCATTACGACCTTCGTTCTAAGCGGCCGTAAGGCGCACGATGAGCGCGTGACCCGTGAGGCGATGGTGATTGCGCGTCTCGACTCCATCCAATACCAGGTGAACAACAATGGCGGCGCGTCTATGAAAGACACAGTCGACCAGATATGGAAGTCAGTCCGTCAACTGGACACGAAAATCGAACGTCATCTCGGCTTCCATGCCGCGCTTGGCGAAGTCGACCAATAAGGAGCCCTAATGGCATATGCGAGTAACTCATTCGGTGGTGGATGCCCTCCCACCTACCTAGTTTCAGCCATCTCCTCAACTGCCATGACCGCTACCTTCAGCGATCTAACCGGCTGGGTTGAAGTGGACTCGACCGGTGCCAAGACCATTCAGCCCCTGGGGACTAGCGGCTCATTCTGTATCAAGTTGGACTACGGCCTCGCTACTGAAGAAACCGTAAAATGCACGTCTCTCAACCCTTCCACCGGTGTCATCACTTTTGCCACTCGAGGCTTTGACGGCACTACGGCAGTCGCTCACCCTGCCGGTTCGGCCACGAAGTTAAACGTCTTCCCTACGGATACGGCGACCGATTGGGTAAATCTCCAAGCCACGGCTACTACGGCCTCTACAACGGCTACTACGGCCTCTACAACGGCTTCTAGCGCCCTCTCAGCGGCGAATAGCAAGGTCGCTTCCGTCACGGCTGCGGATGGAACCATAACGGTCGCTGGAACCGCCACCGCCCCTACCGTCAAGGTCGGAACTGTTCCCTACGCTCAAGTGTCGGGAACGCCATCGAGCCTTCCCCCATCAGGTTCAGCCGGTGGAGACCTCACGGGTAGTTATCCCAATCCCACCCTGACAGCCCTCGCTCCATCGCCAGCCGGAACATACGGTTCAGGTACGGCCATCCCCGTTGTCACGGTAGATGCGAAGGGTCGAGTGACCGGCGTGACTACTGCTACACCGACCACAGATGCCCCTAGTGGCCCTGCTGGTGGCTCGTTAGACGGAACCTACCCTAACCCCACCCTGTCGCTGACCGGCGTGGCTGCGAACACCTACGGCTCAGCCTCAAGCGTTCCGGCGATTGGCGTGTCCACCGAAGGGCGCATCACTTCGGCCACATCGACTGCCATTCAAATCACCGAGAGCCAAGTCACAAACCTGACTACGGATCTAGGAAATAAAGTCGGCACATCAACGACCATCAGCACTACGGCTCCCCTGGCTGGTGGTGGTGACTTGTCTACTAATCGCACCCTCTCGATTGCCGATGCCACTACCACGGTCAAAGGTGCAGTTCAACTAACTGACAGCACCAGTTCAACCTCCACCACTACCGCTGCGACCCCGAACTCCGTCAAGACCGCCTATGACTTGGCCAACGCTGCTACTCCAAAGACTCGACTCATCAGCACGACTGCCCCTCTCGCTGGTGGTGGAGACTTAACGGCAGACCGAACTCTCTCAATCGCTGACGCTTCGACCTCAGTCAAGGGCGCTGTCCAACTAACTGACTCCACTAGCTCAACGTCTACCACTACGGCTGCTACCCCGAACTCGGTGAAGACGGCCTACGACCTAGCGGCCGCAGCTCTGCCCAAGTCCGGTGGAACAATGTCCGGCGCAATCGCTATGGGTTCCAATCGAATAACCGGTCTACCCACTCCAGGCGCTTCCACCGACCCGCTAGTGGCGAGTCAGTCAATGGGCGCACCTAATCCAAGCATCCACACAAACACCTACTCAATGAAGGCGTGGAACGCCGACCCTGCAAACTGTGCGCTCTCTGCGGCATCGGTAAGTATGACTTCTACTAATGAGTATTTTAGCGCCATCACAATTCCCTATCCAATGACCCTGAATCAAATTTGGGTTTACCAAATACAAGGCGCTACCTATCAGGCAACCGGTGGCTATTACGCCCTCGGTATTTACGACACCTCGGGCAACCTTCTGGCCACGACTGGAAATGCGCAACCCAGTGGATTTACCGGATTGACTGGTCCGCTGGCATGGACACTTACATCGGCCTACGCAATCGCACAAGGCAACTACATGATTGGATTTCTTTACTACACCGGAACCGGCGCTGGAACTCCAATCACCCCAGCATTGGGTCGGCTGAACGCTAACAATGCGGCACAAATCAACCTCAACTGCCCTACGCCCTCAGCCGGAAAATTGGATCAACGGTGCTGTGCTGTCGGTAGCCGCACTACCCTTGCTTCGCCAATGACGACTACTCCATCTCAGTCTGCTACGAACTTCTGGACGGCGGTGGCCTAATGAACGGTTATTTAACTCAAAACATGGCCTGGGACGAACAAGGTCAGCCCTACGCAGTAGACGTAGTCATCCCCTATTGGGAGCTCGACGCGGCTGGCGTGGCCGTAACGCTGTTAGTCGTCAAGGGCCTACTAACGCTTGAGGAGGGTGCCAACGTTCTGCACCTGCCTCAAGCGCACCTAATATCCGAGGCCGAAGCCTGGGCAATAGCAGGATCTATCTAATGTTCGGTAAGGGTTTTTTTAAGGCTGGATTTACCGGTTTTTATAAAGGCGTATTGGAGCCAGTAGTAATCGGCCGCCCTGGCAAGATGACCCTCGGAATGGTCCGCGCCGGAATGAGCCTTGGCAACTCACGCGCCGGAATGACCCTCGACAAATCAACTGCAACTATCACGCTCGGAATGGAGTAATCATGGCCAACGAAGTCATCCTCGAAGGTACCGTCGTACGGGTCAAGACGACCTCGCCTCTCACCTCAATTGGTGGAACGGTCGTCACTCCCGACAAATGGGTAATCGAAGTGCGCTCGCCAGATGCCATGACATCGGCCTACACCTATACCAACGGCTCCGGCGACCCCTCCAACATGATTTTCGTGCCATCGACCGGCAACGTCTATATCGACATCGACACGACTAACAACGTTGGGCTATGGAAGGTCATTGTCAAGGCCCTACCTCGCTCCGGTGGCTCCGATACGACGAAGACCAAGGCGGTCTACGACTTCGTATTTCACGTTTCGCCACTTCCATTCTTAGACATTGCATAATCACTCCGAGGGTCTATCCTGTGGATAACTGCGAGAGAGGCTGTTATGGATATTGACCTGACCGAGTTTTTTAGCATTGTCGACACGCGTTGTGTCATCGGCAAAACGATGGAGCAACTGTCGCTCGAGGACCGCACGAAGTTTCAGGCGGCTATGGATCACCCAGAGATCTCCCTAGTTAGCCTTTGTGGCTGGCTCTCGAAACGTGGTATCAAAACCACTACCACCACGGTCTCAACCCATCGACGCGGACAATGTCGTTGTGACTGACCTCAGCGAGTTCGACAAAAAGCCTCGCCACAAACTCCAGCACCCTAACGGCTGGGAGCCTGGCATCGAGTGGGACCGGTCTAAAGGCGGCAAGATAACGGCGGTCCTCGATTCAGAACCGGACGAATCTATCTGGGCCATGCTCATCAAAGATTGGGGCCTTGACCCCGAGCGCACTGAAGTAGTCGGTGGCTCGCTTCAGATTCGCGCCTGGGACGCGCCCGACCCCGATGGCGGCCTTCGTCGACTGTTTTACTACCGAGCCACGATTAAGCCCCGTGAACGGACTGGCGACCAGGAGGATTTAGAGGCACTCCGCAAGCTTGTAGAGAAGCGCAAACCTAAGCCGGTAAAACTGGTCGACACTAATCGAGTGTTTTTTATGGCTTTAAGTGACTGGCAGTTGGGTAAAAGTGGCGAGGTTGAGGGTGGCACCGCGGAGACCGTCGATCGTGTGTTTGCAGCTCTAGAACGTGCGATCGCTCGAGCCTCCCAGATGCGAAAGTTTGGTATCGGTTCAGATACCGTCGTGATGGCCGGTCTAGGCGACTTAGTCGAGGGCTGTGGAAACGACTGGTACGCGATGGGCTCATGGTCGCAGGACAAAAACCAACGTGAGCAAGACCGCATCGCTCGACGGCTCATCCTCGCCTACATCGACGCGTTCGTGGACGCTGGCTATCGGGTAATCGCCCCCTGTGTACCTGGCAACCACGGGGAGAACCGAGCCGGTGGCAAGGCTTTCACCGATTTTACGGATAATCGCGACGTTTCATGCTTCGAGACGGTTCGGGAAGTGATTGCCATGTCGAGCAAATACGACCAGGTAAGCATCCCCCTGGAACTCAACTCCGACGATCTAACGGCCACAATCGCGATAGGCGGCCTACCGGTGACGTTCGCCCACGGCCATCAGTTCAGGTCCGGCGCTAACGCGGCCGCCAAGATGGAAGGCTGGTGGAAGGGCCAAGCCCTAGGCCGTCAGTCTGCCGCCGATGCTGAGATGATTATCTGCGGACACGGACATCACTTCGCTATGAGCGAGGCAACGGGCCGGACAGTCGTCCAGGTGCCTGCGATGGACGGTGGCTCTAAGTGGTGGACCTCGACGACTGGACAATCCTCACCGTCAGGGATGCTTACAATGAATATTGGCCTTAGCGCCGGTCCTCGAGGATGGGGCGACCTTGCCATCGTCTGATGGAACTATCACCTATTCCTGTGACTGTGGGTTTACGAAGCTGCTCTATCATGGGAATCCTACGGCGGTTCAGTTCGCCCACCTAGCCTCGACGTTGAAAACGGCCTCGAAGCACAACTGCAAGAAAGGCAGATAATGACTCTTAACAACTACGAAAAGAACGTAATCCGTACGGCCGTCCCCTCGGTAGTCGGTCTACTCATCTCTCTGGCGGTCAAGTCTGGCCTAGACCTTTCATCAGATTCTGTGATGGTCCTCATGCCGTGTATTACAACCGTGTACTACACCGTCATTCGCGGCCTCGAGGAGCGATGCCCGAAACTGTCATGGCTACTCGGTGCGCTACCCTCCAACCCAATCGACCCTAAGAGCGATCCAATCGGCTAGGGCATATTCGACCAGTCCTCTCCCTGGTGCGAGTCGTAAGAGCGGCCTTCGGGTCGCTTTTACTTCGTTTGCATTTCTGTACCTTCGTGGTACATAATGAGACATGAGCAAACTGCACACACAACTGGCTGACTTAGGGTTCGAGCTCATCAGCCCTGACCTAAGCCCCCTGGTCTTTGAGTCCCCTGGCTCTCGCTACGGCGAGCGAGTTATGGTCTCGCACGATCTAACCGATGATGGGATTTCGGTAGTGCTCGAGGGCGGCGAAGATTCCCCGACTTTCGTGGCACACTTTTCGCATTACAACGATGTAATCGGCGATCTAATCGCTACTCTTACGCGGTGAAAGAGTCACCACTAAAGACCCTCCGGCAAATCGACTACAACGGTCAGCTCGATGAAGTGCTGCGCCAATGGCATCGCGGAGGAGCCCCCATTCGTAGTGTGGCCGCCAAGTTGGAGGTCAGCCCTATGACGGCCTGGCGCTGGATGTCACAAGCGACTGGCAGAATGAACACGGTTAGAGAGGACCAACATGAGCAATACATTCGCTAAGGATTACGTCGATGTCGCGACACGCATTCGAGAGTTTAAGGAAGCGTTCCCGACTGGATCGTTACAACGAGTCGATATGCAGTTTGTCAATATCGGTGACAAGGACTTCGTGGTCTACACGGCCGCGGCCTACCGTTCGCCCGATGATGAGCGCCCTGGAATGGGAACCGCTTGGGAGCCCGTACCTGGTCTAACTCCGTACACCAAGAACTCCGAAGTCATGGTCGCTGAGACATCAGCCTGGGGACGCGCCATCGTGGCAGCTCTAGCCGGTGAGACCAAGCGCATCGCTTCGGCCGATGAAGTTCGCAATCGTGCTAACAACGTCGTCAACATCTCTCAGCCAGTCAACCTCGAACTCAAGGAACTAGGCGATCTACTCACCTCACGGTTTAAGACCAAGGATGAGCGATCAACATTCGTGATGGATACCCTGCAACTCTTAGACCCTAAGAAGGCAACGGACCTTAACGACAACGAAATCGGAGTCCTATTACGGGAACTCCGCAAAACGAAAGTAGACAAATAATGGCCGATGTAACTATCACTGTCTCTGGGAATATCACCAGGGAACCAGAGCTCAAGTTCACTAAGACTGGACAGGCTCAGACTCGTTTCGCTATCGCGGTTAACCGTCGTTGGCAGAACAAGCAAACTCAGACCTGGGAAGAGCAAGTTTCTTTCTTCGACGTGACCTCATGGGGTCCGCTCGCTGAGAACACCGCTAACTCACTCAAGAAGGGCAACCGCGTACTAGTGACCGGCCGCCTTGAGCAACGTTCATGGGAAACCCCCGAAGGCGATAAGAAGTCGACGGTGGAAATCGTGGCCGAAGACATCGCGCCATCGCTCCGGTTCTCGGTGGCTATCCCCGTGACGGCAACTAAATCAACCCCAACGATGACAAACCCTGACGATGAGCCTTTCTAGCCGCTAGGGTGGCAACATCCAATAAAGGCCGGAAAGTCCGGTCCTGACACTGCAAAACCGATTATCCCTCGTCCAACTTAGGCGAGGGATTTTTGGCGTTTTAGGGCGTTATCTGATTCGGCGGCCTCAGAATGTAAAAAATGGTCATTGACAGATTCTCGAATCCGTGGAATAGTGACCACTGTTCTACGAGAGGAGAACCATTATGAGACGGAATCGTCTATCGAAGTTACGTCGACGCGCTGCAACAATCGCAGCTGTGATCGGAGTCCCAACCGGAATCGCCCTGGCATGGAGTCAGCACCCGTCCTACGGAACTGGAGGTCTAATGCTGACTTTCGGAAGCGTGGCGGTCTGTGTTTTCGCAGCCTACGTTTTTGCCGGTCTAATCATCGTCGGGCTTGAGGATGAATAACTGGCGACTCGAGGCGGCCTGCCGTGGCATGGACGTAAGTATGTTTTTCGCCGACGATGACCGTAGGGAGCAACCCGATGGAACTATCAAGGCCCTATGCGCGAGCTGCGACGTATCGGCGGAGTGTCTGGCCGACGCGCTCGAGGATCCGAACACGATGGGAATCAGGGCCGGGATGACCTTCGCCCAGCGTCGACGGGAACGTCACGCCAGGGGAATGACCATCAGGCAACCCACCGGTCACGGTACCTACGCCGGATACCGCGCCCATCAAAAGGCAGGTAGTCAACCCTGCGATAGTTGCCAGGCTGCAGGATCGAAGTATCTCCGCGAATGGCGACTTCAGAGGAGTGGCTTTGGAAAGGCGTGAGAGGCCCCTAAAACGCGCTCTGTGGCGTTCTAGGGCATTATGCGAGGGAATGGACATAGACCTATTCTTTCGGCCTGAGAATGAGAAAAAGGCAGTGGCCTGGTGCAAGCGGTGCGAGGTCCGGCCCGACTGCCTGGCCTTTATCAAGGAATACGAATCAGCGAACTCGGAAGTAAATGGGGTATTCGGTGGAACCACGCCGGCCCAGCGACTCAGGATGAGAGGAAAGAAATGAGCGTAAATGTAATCAAGGCGGTAATGAGACTTCACGATCTACGGGGACCTGCGAAGGCCGTGGCCCTGGTGCTGGCCGAACACGCGCACGAAGACGGCTCAGAGACCTATCCCAGCATCTCGACAATTGCCCTGGAGAGTGGATTCTCGAGGTCGACGGTCGAACGCTCGATTAAGCAGCTCAGAGATATGCGAATCATCATGAAGACGAAAAACTGGACACCTCGACACTCGAACAAATACCGCTTCACAATAGAGTTGGGGTCGTCAGAGCGACAGGTCCCAAGTGATTCGGTAGTGTCAGAGCGACGTGTCAGAGTAGTCAGAGTGAAGGGTCAGAGTAGTCAGAGTGACGACCTAACCCCCAGAGAACCGTTATATAACCAATTAGGCGGCGCTCAAGTTTTGCCTGGACACTCCGTCGGTGTTTCTTTCTCAGATAATCCTCTCAGAGTTCAGGAGGCCCGAGACGTGATTCGGGAGCAGCGGAGGATTAAGGCTCGAGGATAGCGTGATGTCATGATTCAACAAGCGGACATCGACGAAGTTGGCTTTCCCCCGATTGTCGTCACCCTCTACCTACTCCAGGTCGATGAGCTCAGCGTTGAATGGGACTACGTGCAGAACCTCAAAGTGACTCCACTGCCCGATAGGGAGAGCATCGCTGACCGGATTAGTGAGAACTTTGAGCAACTCAAAAGCCTTCAGCCTGGGCATTGTGATGAGTGCGGCCAATGGGCGATAAAGCGGATTCGTGGCTATTGGGGTCCTAAGCCGATGTTCTGTGTCCCATGCTGGCGCTCTCGACTTCTGCAATATCAACGGACAAACCATTGGCCAGAGGCCGACTGGAACCCAGAAGAATTATGAAGCGAAAAGCGCTAAGAGGGATGAGTGCCAAGCGCCGGAGCCAACTCGGGGACCGGACCGATGTTCGGAAGATAGTGCTAGATCGCGATGAGAACCGGTGTCAATGCGGCCTCGAGGAGTGCACTAACCACGCCACCGATGTACACGAACTTAAGTCACGCGCTCGAGGTGGGTCGATACTCGATCCAACTAATTGCATAAGTTTATGCCGCAGCTGTCATTCATTTATCACCACCCACCCAGCCTGGGCATCAGCCAACGGTTTCGCTTTACCAAGCTGGGCCACCGAGGCAGAGTACCGAGCTGCGGAACGGGCGCGAATGCGCTTCTATTGGGGTGAGCAGCATTACGTCCTCGAGGATGAAGATGGCGAAGAGCCCGAACTTATTTAAGGCTCAGTCCACGGCCAAGATGGAGTCCGAGCGCGACTTTCAGAACGTGCTGGAGCGTGAGATGCGATCGCAAGGCTGGACGGTCTACTCGATTATGCGAAGCGACCTGGCTAAGGCAACCCTCGCCGGATACCCAGACATAACCGCCTGGAGAGATGACCGGCTTATCTTCGCTGAGCTCAAGACCGACAAAGGCCGTCTCAGTACTATCCAGGAGGAAGTCCTAGCAAGCCTCGAAAACCTGCCTAACGCTGAGGTTTATGTCTGGCGGCCGAGGGATTTCGACCAGATTCGAGCAATTGTTACCTAGAAGTGGACAAAATTATACCGAAAACGGTATAAATACGGCAAAGTAAAGACTTGACAACTGTACCTTGGTGGTAAAAAATGGACCTGTCGGAAACGACTCAACCAAGGAGACCAATAATGAGTAAGGCAGAAATGCAACTAATCGAGCGGATTCAGACAATCCTCGAAGTCGATGGAATGACCGCACTGGCAGTACACGAAATCATCGAGGACTACTTCGAGCCCGATTACTCAGAGATGAGCCATCAGGATTATGAAGTGACCGTGATTGCCGCCAACGAGATGATGGGAGAGTTGATCTAATGAAGCGCACCTTCCAATGCCCTAAGTGCAATTACGAGGTCGAAGCGATTGCTACTCAGGTCGCTCACCGCTGCCCCATGAACAAGAACCTGACAACGGAATTTCAGGAAGTACCAGCCAACTAAGTTTGTAAATGTCTCGGAGAGGGGATTATTTATGCAACTCAACATCTTTGACCAAGCGCCTTATCAGATCCATTCAGTAACCAGCCGAGAGGCCGCAACCAGCATCAAGGGCCGTACCGGCCAACTCCGTTTAGAGGTCCTCGAGGCCATACGGAGACACCCATCAACGGATGAGCAACTAAGTGAACGGCTGGCTATGTCACCGAACACTTGTCGCCCACGCCGCGTCGAGCTCGTAAGTTACGGACTTGTCGAGGACTCCGGTCGACGTGAGAAAACCGCGTCAGGTCGTAGCGCCGTTGTGTGGATAGTGAAAGAGGACGCATGAAGCGCACCGCACTTATCGCAATCGCAATAACCGCATTACTGATTCCAACCCCAGCCCATTCCCCGAGTGCTCGAGCTGCGGCCCCCAAGCAAATCCCCCTGGTAAGTCCAGAGGTGATGAAGCAATGGAACCGAGTCGCAATCTGCGAGACCGGTGGTAACTGGAAGATGCACGGATCGCGGTACTCAGGTGGTATCGGATTCCGTAACGATGTATGGCTCGAGTATGGAGGCCAGAAGTACGCGTCTCACGCCGGCCTGGCAACCCCCGAAGAGCAAGTCCTAGTAGCCAGGACGATTCAGGCCCGAGCCGGTGTACCGAATTTTGTACCAGACCAAGACGGATTATGTCGAGGTTGGTAGATATGTCACTCCCCTGCCTTATTGTGGCTACGTTGCTCTGGCAACACCGGAGGAGAGGCCAATGAGCGAGTTTCAGCGAGCACTAGATCAAGTCCAAGACCTTCACGATTCCAAGTCTCAGGACTACGGAACTAGTCGAGAGGCGTTTCAGAACGTCATCGACGGAGCAAACTTTGCCGGTATCGAACCTTGGGTCGCCGCCATGATCCGAGCCAACGACAAAATGGGCCGCCTGAGCAAAACCGCCCAGGGTGGATCGCAGCTGCACGATTCTGCCCTGGACGACTTTCTCGACATCGCCACCTATGCCCTTATCGGTTACTGCCTTTACAATCGCCAGCCCGAGTGGCCGGAGAGCGATCCAATCGTTGTCAAGATGCAAGACCTATCCCCAGCTCAACGCGCCTGGGAAAATATTGCAACCGAGGGATGGCCGGAGCCGGTATCTGATGACTAACCCATCTCAGGAACTCGAGCGCATTCTGCATGAACTCAGCGTTATTGACGTGGAGATTAGGACGCTGGCCTACGATGCCGCGATGGCAGAGGCCAAGTTCAAGGCTGAATTTGCAAAGTCACGATTAAGCCACCGCTACTCGGAATGGAAGTCCAAGCCAACCGAAGCCATGATCGAGGACCTGGCCACGGCAGATACCGAGGAAGAGCGCAAGGCTCACCTAGTCGCGTCAGCCTTACTTGACGCTCGCCGTAGTTCACTCCGAGCCCTAACCGCGCAGCTCGACGGCCTTCGTACCCTTATGGCAAGTCAGAGAGGAATCTAATGAGCGTTGGAATATGCAGGAACTGTAGGGAAACCATAATGACCCCAGCGATGGAGACGTACTACGTCCACACCAGGACGGGAATGGCTCAATGCGGAATCCGATACGCCACGCCGGTCAACCCAACGGCTGATGAAGCCAAGGATTTTGACCAATGGACGCGTCTAGACCTAGACGCTTTCTGGGAGGGACTGAACGGCATCGAACCCATCGGCGCTATGTCGGAAATCAGTGAAAGCGTTATTTCGTGCGACACGGAATCAGATGAAGCACGAAACGATTGCCCTCGGTGTGGAATGGAACTATGACCGCACCAATCACGATGAAGATAAATCAAAAATGGTGTCGGAACTGCCGTAAGCCTTTAGTGGCTCACCGCCGGACGGGCAACTGGGGGAAACATGAAACGTATTTTTATCACGAGATGGGCGTGAAAGAGTGCGGCCACGCGATGCCCATGATCTACGAGGAGTACATCTACGTCCTGATAGCCAAGACCCCCTACGACGGGATAGATCTCATAGGAACCTTCCACTCACTCGAGGCCGTCAAGGCTGAGTATGACGAAGTCACCTGGCATGACACTGAAAATGGTATTACCTCGGTGTTCCCCGACGAAATCGTGGTCGAAACTATTAAGTCACCAATCAGGTTTTAGTGGAGTTATGGTCGTGGACGCTCGAGGGGATAGGACTTATCGGCGCGTACTTCGTTGGGCGCAAACGTTGGCAAGGCTGGATCGTGATGATTCTGGCCTCCGTCCTGTGGATCGTATTCGGGCTGAGAACAAGGCAGTACGGCTTTACGGTGGCCTCGATGGCTTTCTTAGTGGTCTACTCGCGGAATCTGCGCGCATGGAGGGACGACCCATCACCTGTGGCACCTGTCTCGCCATCAGGACATCAGCCTGGGAGCCCTGCTACCGCTGTGGCGAAGTCGACTAGCGTTGCTCCGTGACCTGCATCGCTGCCCTAATCACTCCCCAGGGTGTCGGATTCATGGGTGCCGATAGTGCTGCAAGCGATGAGCGCATAACCGTCCTGATGTTTAACCCCAAGGTTCAGGACTTCGGCAACGGCCTAGTGGGATACGCCGGAAGCATCAAGGCCGGTCGATCCATGTTTAAGTACCTGGACAGTCTTAGCAATCATGATGACCTGGCTCTTCGCGTCGAGGAGGAGTCTGCGAAGCCCATCTACAAGGGCGCTGGCTTTCTAGTTATCCAGGGCTCCAAGATTTATGAGATCGAGGAAGGGTCAGGCTTCCAGCATTCTGCTAACTACGCCGCCATTGGGTCCGGCTGTGAGGTCGCTCTCGGTGCGCTCTACGTCAATCACTCGGATATGAACGGAATCGTCGACGCTATCGAAGCAGCTGCAACCTTCACGCCAAATGTCAAGCCACCGGCAATCGTCCTATCGTGCCCTAGTCTTTAGCCATGGAAGCCTTTGACCTCGACGATACCCTCGCAAATGTAGATTTCGCCCAGGCACCCGTCCGCAGTCTTGAGACGGTCTACCGCCAAGCGAAGGTCCTCTATGTCCCTGACGTGGCATTCATCGTCATCACGGCCCGACCTAGTGGCTCTGCTGGTGTGCGGACTGCCACCGCTGACTGGCTCAAGGCAAACGAACCTAACTGGACTGGTGGTATCTACTACTGCCGCGCAAACTCCGAGCAAGCCATCATCGAGGAAAAGGCCCGACTCATCAAGGCTCACCGCGTCACGGACTTTACGGACAACAACGAAGCAATCCTCGCCGGACTGAAACCATTAGTGCCAGGTGTCGTGCTGTGGCTGATAGATAACGGTGTCCGTTCACGGTTCTAATGCTGGCCCCGACTCCATGCGCTGACCCAGGCTGTGTCGCGCTGGCCGTCAATCGTGGGAAGTGTTTAGAACATCAAGTTCATTGGAAGGGCAGTACCAGGGCGGCACGTCTTCCAAAAGACTGGAGGACCCGTAGGGGGGTGGTACTCCGTAGGGATGGGTTCATCTGCTACATCTGCGGAGGCCCGAACGCTGACACTGTCGATCATGTCGTACCAGGTGACGACCACTCCCTCCTGAACCTACGGGCAGTTCACGACCGTATTGCACCGCATTGCCACCGGCTAAAGACTGCAAAAGAAGCAAACGAAGCGAAGAATTTAAATAGACCTAAGCGAAGGCGCTAATGGTGGGGTCCCCATCCTCCCCCCTCTCCACTCCCTGC